GACCCAAACAGATTCCTTGGGATGGTAAACTGGAATATGACTATCAACTGTGGATTGATAGTGATATTGTCTTTGACACGAATAAGTTTTGGCAATTGTGTGACTTAGCATTGAATGCAGAAGGTGAAGAGAAAGAGATTGTAAGTGGTTGGTATGCAACTGAAGATGGACACACGACTTCTGTTGCACATTGGTTAGAGGAGGATGATTTCCGTAAGAATGGTGGAGTCATGAACCACGAGACTGTGGAATCAATTCAGAAGCGGCGGAAGCCTTTCACTGTAGATTACACAGGTTTTGGGTGGGTGCTCATTAAGAAGGGAGTCTTTGAGAATCTTGAGTATCCTTGGTTTGCACCGAAGATGCAAGTTTTTGAATCTGGTGCAGTACAAGATATGTGTGGAGAAGATGTCTCATTCTGTCTTGATGCAATTGAAAAGAACTTCAAGATTTGGTGCGATCCTCGGATTCGTGTTGGACATGAAAAGACTCGTGTGATTTGACCCATGTATAACATCTTATGTAATGGACGTAAGATACATGAGAATCTCAGTGCTGAAGAATGTGCTGAGATTCTTGACGATTATGCTCAGAAGTATTATGATAATACTGATGATACCATCAAACCCGACCAATATGAAATTGAGGTAATTGAAAATGGCAATGATGAAGCAGGGTAATTATATTCCCGGGAAACCGAAAAAGACGCGGCAGGGTAATTCACAGAATACTCTACTTGCAGCAACGAGTCGTAATAAGAAAAAGAAGCGTTATCGTGGGCAAGGTCGTTGATTTATTCGCATCTCCTATTCATATTGAGGAGATGCTTTTTAGTGTTGATAGTATTCGTGAAGAATGTTATCAAAGAGAAAGGAGTGAACCTGGTGTAGTTCTTTCTAATGCGGGTGGTTATCAATCAAAAAGTTATTATCTTCCTGATGAATTCTTTATGAATTTGATGTCAGAGATTGAAAATGTTGGTAATGTTTTTGCGAATCACCTTGGTATTTGTCCAGTTAAAATAGGTAACTTTTGGATTAACATTAATCGTAAAGGTCATTTCAATCATAAACATGAACATCATAATTGTTCATTATCTGGAGTATATTATGTGAAAGTACCACCAAATTCTGGTTTGATTACATTCTTTCATCCATGTGATAAATTGATTAGAAGAGAATGGAAGAGCAAAGAATATACATCATATAATTCAGAGGTATGGGGATTTGAACCAAAAGAGAATGAACTTTTTATGTTCCCTTCTTGGATTGATCATATGGTACATCCAAACTTAAGTGATGAAGATCGTATTTCAATCTCCTTTAATATGATTAAATAAACATAGCGAAAACAATTATGAATGGCTTGTTTAATTACGAACTTACCATCAGTTGAAGTCTGGGTAAGAAAAGAATATCTCACTGACCATCAAAGTGGTCATGGTGAATTTGTAAAGGGCGTTTGGGTATCGTGTAAATCGATGCCTGGACGTGCTTTTTATTTTGAAACATATTTACCAGAATATGCTGCAATGTATGATAAATTACCGATTAGTGCCTTTGTAACTGATCCTGAGACCCCAAGTCCTGATATGAATCTACCAAATCTACAGTTTTGGAATTGTATGGACTATGGTGTGGTAAGTATTGACAAGAAATTCATTGGTAGTATGGACTTTGAGGTCTATACAAGAGACTATGGTAATATGAAAGGTACATATGTATGTACAATTGACAATTATCATCATGATCCAGACTATGTTGACTATGCAACAAGTGAAAATCCTGCTGAACATAAGTCACATAACCTAATTGAACTTGAAAACGGGCAATATGCACTCTATCCAAACAATAGAATGCGTATCTATGACAACAGTTTGACTCCTGTTGAACCAAAAATGCCGGATTTTAAGGTCTCAACCCAATATTACCAAGTTGAAAACGGTTTTGAGCGTCTTGGAATGGGTCGTGAGGACGAATATTTCTGGAAAACATCAAAAGAACGCCAAAAAGTAGAAGAAAACGCCGCTGAGGAGCAAAATGGGCAACGCTAAAGTTGACAGAGACGAGAATTTTATGAAAAATGAGCACGGAACTGAAGGATTAATCACTGATTATGATAATGTCTATGATCGATGGGTACAGAAGAAAGAAAAAGAGTTAAAAGAAGTTGATTTTGAAGAAATTGACGACAAAACTTTCCTAAAAGACTAATAAATAAATATATGTTTATTGAATTGCCATGCCTGTCGAAAGGGTAAGTAAAGGTTTTAGGGATATTGGGAGTGCTTTTCAGGTAAGTCCACTGTCTAATGATCTTCTTGCAATCAAAAATGAGACTGCAATCGCAAGATCAGTCAGAAATCTTGTATTTACCCTTCCAGGCGAAAGGTTTTTTAACGAAGACCTTGGTTCTAGGATATCAAGATCACTTTTTGAGAACATTGATACTATTTCTGCATCTTTAATTGAAGATGAAATCAGAAATACCATTGATAATTTTGAACCAAGAGTTGAATTGATTAATGTAGTCGTTGCTCCAAACTATGAGGACAACGAATTTAATGTGACGATTAGTTATAATATTGTTGGTGTTGATGCTTTACAACAACAATTATCATTCGCATTACAACAGACACGATAATGCCGTTAGTCAATTTCACAAATCTGGATTTTGATCAGATAAAAACTTCTATTAAGAGTTATCTTCGATCAAACTCAAACTTTACTGACTATGATTTTGAAGGTTCTAACCTTTCAACAATAGTTGATGTATTGGCGTATAATACATATATTTCCTCATACAATGCTAACATGGTTAGCAATGAGGTTTTTATTGATAGTGCAACGTTAAGAGAGAACGTTGTTTCTTTAGCACGTAATATTGGATACGTTCCTAGGTCAAGAACAGCAGCAAGATCTGCAATTACGTTTACTGTTGATACTACAGACTTCGCTACCAATCCAACTGCAATCACCCTTAAGAAGGGCGTAGTTGCCTCTACAAGCGCGTTTGGAGGAGATAGTTATACATTTGCCATACCAGAAGACATTACGGTTCCTGTCGTCGATGGAGTAGCAACTTTCGACAGTATTGATATTTTTGAGGGAGAATTTTTAGTTGATAACTTTACAGTAGAAGCAGAGAATCCTGCACCTCCACAAAAATACATTTTAAGCAATCCACATATTGATACTTCCACTTTAAGAGTTTTAGTTAGAGATACTGAGTCGAGTACAACCAGTAGAAACTTTTTATTATCAGATAGTCTCTTTGAAGTCACGGGAGACTCAAGAGTTTATTTCATCCAAGAAATAGAAGATCAAAGATATGAATTGATTTTTGGTGATGGTATTTTTGGCGAAAAATTAGAAGAGTTGAGTTTTATTGAAGTTTCATATATTAGAACATCTGGTGAAGAAGCAAACGGATTATCAAACTTTAGTTTCAGTGGAATACTTGTAGACAATAATAATGTTTCTGTTGCAGATGGTATTTCATTAATTACTACAATTACTGCCTCAGAAAGTGGAAAGGAAATTGAGTCTGTAGATTCTGTTAAGAGCTATGCGACTAAAATTTATGCATCTCAAAATAGAGCAGTCACTGCTGCAGATTATGAAGCATTGATTCCAAAAATCTATCCCGAGACACAATCCGTCTCTGTATTTGGTGGAGAAACGCTATCTCCTCCACAATTCGGAAAAGTTTTTATTACTATCAAACCATTCTTTGGTCCATTCGTGCCAAATTCAATCAAAGACAATTTAAAAAATCTTTTAAGAAGATATAGTGTTGCTGGTATTGTTCCAGAAATATTAGATCTTAAGTATTTGTATGTCGAAACTAACTCAACTGTTTATTATAACGAAAATTTAGCACCAGGATCGGACTTTGTTAAGTCTATTGTTTCTACTAACGTTGATAATTATTCCAATTCTACTGAGTTGAATAAGTATGGCGCAAGATTTAAGTATAGTAGATTCCAAAATATTATTGATAATAGTCATGAATCTATTACCTCTAATATTACTACAGTGCAGATTAGAAGAGATATGAAGGTAAGGCTAAGTCAATTAGCGAATTACGAAATCTGCTTCGGAAATGAGTTCTATATAAAGAGACTTGACGGATATAATATTAAAAGTTCTGGATTTAGAATATTTGGAGTCGATGATGTTGTATATCTTGGCGATGTTCCAAATCAAGATCAAGTAACTGGAGAAATTTTCTTATTTAAATTAAATTCTCCAACTCGACCAGGAATAGTAAGAAGGTCTGTAGGGACAATTAATTATGAAAAGGGTGAAATATTATTAGATAACATTAATATTGTTTCGACCTCTAAAACGGTTCAGAGACAACCAATTATCGAAATTTCTGCTTGCCCAAGATCGAATGACGTGATCGGATTGCAAGACTTATATCTCCAATTAAACACTAGCAATAGTGTGTTAAATATGTTAAGCGATGAAGTTGCTTCTGGTGCGGATCCATCAGGAACTACGTATATAACGACCTCAAGCTACACAAACGGAAACTTAGTACGTTCATAAAAAATGTTAGAAAGCAGAATCAAGATTAGCAGTATTGTTGCAAACCAACTTCCAGAGTTTGTGCGAGAGGAGTTTCCTCTTGTTGGAGAGTTTTTATCGCAATACTACCTTTCATTAGAGGGACAAGGTTCTACTTTAGATATTTTACAAAATATTGATCAATATGTAAAGGTTGATAATTTAGCAAATCTGGTTGATTCTACAGAATTGACTGCTGATGTAGAATTTATTGATGATACAATTACTGTTAAATCAACCTATGGATTTCCAAAATCCTATGGATTGATTAAAATTGGTTCTGAAATTATTACATACACTGGAATTACATCTACTACCTTTACTGGTTGTATTCGAGGATTTAGTGGAGTTACTTCGTATCAAGGTTCAAATACTCCAGATGAATTGGTATTTGAAGATACTGATATTGCTGAGCACAAATCTGGGAGTACTGTAACTAATTTAAGTATTCTTTTCTTAAAGCAATTCTTAAGAAAAGTCAAAAATCAAATTACACCTGGTTTTGAAGACCGCAAGTTGTATTCTGGTTTAGACGAAAGAA